TCAAAGGTAAATCGGCCTACGTCAAGCCCCAATTGAATTCTTTACTGCTGCGTTAATTCTGCGTATTCACGCGGCTTCAATAGCGTGTAATTAGGCGTGCCTCCCTTCACGCTTGCATCAAACTGCTCCAAACTTTCAGACGTAAATTTAGAGGGATCAATTGAGCCATAAGGCGATTTATCCTTTTCCGGCTCTTTTAGCATCATCGCCAACCGCTCGGCCATAATCGGTCGATCTTTCAGCGCATCCGCCCCGAGCTTGGTGGACGCCATCGCCAATGCCTCTTGTGGCGAACGCACATACTGCGATTGCCGCGTGACTTCGCCGAGTTCCGTCTGCTCGGGAATGGGTGCTGGGGGTTTGCTAGGATCGTAACCTTTGTAAACGTAACCGCCTTCCATGCGGCCTAACATGCGCTGCGCGTAATCCTCTTTCATGCCCTCTGCGGCTTCCTCGGCCTCGCGTGCTTTTCTGCCTGCACGGCCCGTCATGTAGCCCTGTAACGCCTTTACAAGCGGTGCAGCGCGAGGGATGGGGGCAACAACACCCTCCTGCGGCTCATACTGCTGCTGCGCGAGGGCTTCCGCTAATGCCGCGCGACGACGCGCTTCCTCAAGCTGCCGTTCGTACTCGCTCGGTGCGCGGAACGTGCTGACGTAACGAACAGGGTCATTCCTGGCCATAGTCAAAATCTCCTCGATAGCCGCCTCCCTGCGGCGTTGTCATGCCAGCCGGTGACGGCATACGCGGTCGCATTGGTGGGCCACCTACCTGCGGTGACATTTGCGGCATTCCCATCTGCGGGCGGTTCATACCCATCTGTGGGCGGTTAACGCCTAGCCCCGGCTGCATCGTTGTCATCGGGCCATTAAAATTCATTGCCTGTGGCGGCATGCCAGAGGCGGCGTTTGGCGTGGCTTGGCCGTAGCCTAACCCCGGCATTTGCCGCATTCCCATGTCGCGTTGTCCTGCCGGTGCCGTCAACATTTGGTTTCGCTCTTGGGCGGCTAGCATTTGCGCTAACTGTTGCGGTCGGCGGTCTGGTGTAAATCCGTTCATCAGTTAGCTCCTAAAGTAATCCGTAATTGACCATCTTGTAGCCGCTTGAGTGTGTCGCCACGGCTTCTGGCATCACCGTTTCTACTTCGTCGGCCATCACGCCACGTTGCCGTTCGCCAAAGATGTCGTATTCGTAGATGCCTATGCCGAGCGGATGCGTGCCAACGCGCACGACGTTAGATTTCAAGCGGCGATCTGAAAATAATCCCGCGATGCTGCCTGCCCCGCCAATAGCCGTACCGGCTGCGCCCGCTAGGCTCCCCAACATGCCCATGCCCGCGTTGTATGCGCCGACTTGGTTGGCATAGTTCTGTTGTGCAAAGTTGCCCGCAGCCTGACCTGCTTGGAAAATCGGCGGTGGCGCTACGTTCACGCCGCTATAGCCTTGGAATTGCGGCACGCTGACCTGACCACCTGACAACAACGCGCTGATCTCATTGACGGGCATAGATCGTATGGCGGCTTGCTGTGCCAACGCTTGCTGGGCTGCCGTATTTTGGAATTGCGCTTGCGCCAACGCCTGATTATATTGCTGCTGTTGCAACGCATTCAGCGTGTTGAAGTAATCTAATTCCGTCTGCTGACGTTGCGCCAGTGCCGCATTTTGCGCGGCCTGAATGTCCATCTGCTGCCCAAAGCGCTGCTGCTGGGCGGCGTTCGCGGCAGCCTGATAAGCCAACTCCTGCTGATAGGCTTGTGCTTGCGATTGGTTGTAGAACTGCGCAAGTTCTTGCGATTCCCGAGATTGTTGCGCCTGTCGCGCCAAATTGGCTTGCTGCGCACCCACCATTTGCTGAAAGTTTTGCGCTGCCGCTGCGTTTTGCAATTCTTGTTGCGTAACGCCTTGCCCAAAAATCTGTTGCAACGCTTGGTTTTGCGCTTCAGTCTGCGCGAGCGATTGCTGATAGTTCTGTGCGATAGCTTGATTAGCCAGCTCCTGCGCCGACTGACCCATGCCAAACTGTTGCAACAACGCTTCGCGGTTAAACTGACCCGCACCTAGCGCCTGCTGATAGTTCTGCGCCATTGCAGCGTTCTGCGCTTGTTGCGACGCTAGGGCTTGCTCAAAGTTCTGCCCCATCGCCTGATTTTGCATCTGCTGCGCGGCTTGCGCCTGTGCAAAATTTTGTGCGATAGCTTGATTTGCGGCTTGTTGTGCTTGCTGTTGTGTACCAAATGAAGCCAACTGCGCCTCTTGGCCAAATTCACCCGCTTGCAGACGTTGCTGAAACGCCTGTTGCTGCGCTTGGTTCTGCGCGGCCTGCGTGGCAAGTGATGATTGCAAATCTTGTTGCGCGCCAAGGTTATAAAGCCCTGCCTGCTCCATGCCTGCACCAAAGCCCGACAAAGCGGCTTGATTGGCAAACATGGCGCGAGATTGTTGCTCGGCAAACTGCTGTTGACGCGCCGCTTGATCAAGGCTAATACCTTGCGCAGCAGCTTGCAGAATCAAATCGTTTTCCTTCTGCATTTGCGCTGACATGGCAGCGTTGTACGCCTCACCGCCCGGTCGCAAACCCTGATTGATTAACTGCGTTTGAAGTTGCTGACGCTCGGTGGCGATCTGTGGCGACAAACGCGACATAATCGCCTGCTGCGCTGTCATTCCTGCGTTAACTGGGCCTTGCGCGATACCTGAAACATCAATCTGCCCTTGTAATTGCGGGCCTTGCACAAACCGTTGGGCGTAGCCAAATTCACCCTGTTGCGGGCCGCCCGCTACGCCGCCAAGACCTGACAGATTAAGCCCTTGTAAATTTAAACCTTGCGGGCCTGCGCCAGCTAATCCGTACAAACCGCCGGATGGGCCGCCTTGCGCGGTGCCAAATGCTTGCCCGCTCGGTGCGCTTTGCGCGGCAAATTGACCCGCCTGCAATTGCCCCAAATCAGTCGGAGCGGCAGGGCCAGCGCCTGCACGACCGTAATACTCTGATCCAGGCGCCATAATTGCACCTTGAATCGGCACATCCGCCCTCGCCTGCTGGCCTTCGTTAACAGGCTGTGGTAACAAATCGGTGGGATACGCTGAAACAACTGAAAACGGTGCCGTTGGCGCGCCTTCAATTGCACCACCCGCGCCTTGTTGCAACGCTTGCGCCTGTCCCCAATTGGTGATGTTGGTGGGGCGAGAAACCGCATCGTATGGGCCGATTGCGCCATACACTAAATTAGGAATGTCTGTCGGACGAAACGCTGACGCAATACCGAGGTCACCTAATCCTGATGCCGCACCCGCTGCGGCTTTTGACATGTAAAACTGCGCGAGTTCTTGCTGCCGTAGCGCTGCCTCCGCATCAGGGTTGATGGTTTGTCTAACCGTTGGCTGCTCAATAAACGTTGTAAAATCTTCCTGTGATGGCTGCGCCCCTGCATATTGCGGGTTAGTCATCATGTTTTCGCGCCACTGCTGCATCGCCTTGTTGTAGGCGTCTGTGTCAATAGTCGGCGTCTTCGTCCAAGTCACTTCCTGCGACCCCGTGGGGCCGTAGATGTTGGGATTGGACATATAGGCCGATTGCTTGGCGGCTGCCAAGTTGGCCTCACCCTGTTTAACAGCTAGGGTGGCGTAATCAGGTGCTGGCGGCGGTGCCGGTGATTTTTTGCCCATACCTTGGCTCCAAATATCGACACCGTTCGGGTGTCTGCGTCATCAAAACAATATCTCCAGAGTCATGCGCGGCATCCTTTATCCGCGCTTCCTCGGAAAAGCCCATTTTGCTGACCAATTTAAGCGCTCGGGTATGATTGCTACTGATTGGCCCTATTATCTTATCAACTCCTGCGACGTTGTACGCATAATCGTATATCGCCGCAATATAGGTGGGCGTTACGCGGTGCCACGCAATGTGACACACCAATGACCGCCCGTTCCAATTCTCAAATATCGTCCCTGCGACCAATTCGCCGTCGCGTTCTAATCCAATGGCGACCGATCTTTCAGGCCAAAACGCCCCGTTGGTATGGTCAACCACCCAGAAGCCCACTTCAGGGCCGTTTACGATGCGCCAGCCCATCCTAATTGGTACACCACGTCAGTGGATGCCCACTCCAATGTCACGTTTTTGCTACTACTGTTGAAAACAAGACCGCCGCAATAGCCAATACCTTGGATGCCGACAAAGTTGTTGGTAATGATGATGTCAGCACCCCACACTGACTGATTCCACAAGCCAACGTCCCACAACCCGTACTGCGTTGCGACAAATGACAAGGCACCCAAATCCGCGTCGGTCTGAAAATCAACGTTCATGCCAATATCAATGGTCGGCTGGCCGTTGCTGTAGATTGTGGGTCGTGCGCGGGTAAAGTATTTTATTACTCCACGCGTCTCAAAGTAGTTAAAAGCCTGCAAGGCGCGAGTGGAAATCGCTAGATTGTCGTCGTTAAAGCCTGTAGCGCCTGATCCTGTCGTCCAAGCCTCTGCAACATAGCCATCACCGCCGAAATACGGTTGATCGTTTAACAACGCAAAACAATTAGCCGCCCAACCCGTGAATCGGCACCACGCTTTTGTAATGTTATTCATCACAAATTGCTGTTGATTGCCGACTGACACGGGAACGTTAACAATCAAGGCGTTATTGAGCGGGTTGTACAATAACCCCCATCCAAAGTTTGTTTTGTATTGTCGAGCCGCCTCTGCAAACGCTCCTTGGATTTTGTCAGACAGCGCTACTTGTGGGTCTAATCTTGATGATTGCAAGGCAGACGCAAATGGCACCAAACCATCTAGGGTCAAGATCAGCAAATCACCGCCGTACTTTTGAACGCACCGCCGAGAAATAGGCGAACCGACTACCCAAACGCCAATCAACGCCCATGTGGATGCGTTAGAAGGATCAGTGCCGCGATAAACAATGACTTCGCCTTGATCCGTAATAAATACCAAGTTGTCATCAACCCCGTAGCCTGCGTCAATCGTCCACGACGCCATTGCGACCAAGCTGCCGCCTAGATGGGCGACTGATGACAAATCTAACGTGTTGGCGGCCCCACCTACGGATGCGGTCGGCAAATACCACGCCTTCAAGGTATCTTTTTGAATAAACCACATCCTGTTTTTAAACAGGGTTGGTTGAATTAGCGTAGTTGTGGTAACGCCAGTAATTGCGGGTGAAGATACGCCATCAATGGCTGTCCAAGTGCTGCCGTCATACAGCAAGGGTTTATCAACGCCATTGGCGGCATACAAATACCCACCGCCTGCGGTCGTGATGTTGGTGTATTCCCATCGGCTATTGCTTAAGCTGCTAACTTCTGCTGCTCCAACAGCACCCGCTGTGGTGACATCAAAAATTTCACCGCTCGCCACGGCAAACATTTCATCTGTTGCCCCGGCGTTGTACACCAACAAACTCTCAACCTGACCCGTGATGCCTGTGGCATGTTTGGTAAAGCCACCCCGCAACGAAACGCTTGATACGCCGGGAAATAAATTATCTAGCGTTACCGCATCCGTTGGTGCCATGTTGGCCAATGAATCGCGCGCGTTCCAACCGCCCACAGGGGCAGGCAACGACGCTACATTGTTCGTCGTGCGCTGAATCAACCGCCTGCGAACAGGTGATGCCATTAGGTGCTACCCGTTCCATAACCGCTGTCAGGGATATTGTCGTAGCCGATCAACACGGTGCCAGGTCGCGGTGCAAACGACAGGTTAGCCGCAGCGGTGTCTTGCGCGACTGCCGTTTCAAACTCCATCAAGTAATCGCGGTACAGGGCAGTCGTGTCAAAACCCTTGGCCTCAAAATACTTGAGCTTGGTTCCCAACACCATCAATCGGTCAGGATAGATGCAAGTATCATCGTCTGACGTAAAACTGTTTTTCGGCGTACCGTCTGCCGCTTCTACCCACGCCTTGCTGCGATATTCAAACCCAAGCAATTCGCCCGCATTCGTACCTGGCCAAATCTGGAAGTATTTACCGAGCAAACGCCAGCGAATACGCGGCCCCGTGCTGATGTAGCCTGATAGCAACCATTGCCACTGCTGCGGGGATTCGGGGCCGAGCATTTCCCAGCGCTTGCTCTTGTCCCAATGCGTGCGGTTGACCGTGCTGACGTAATCCGTTGGCAAGTCATATTTCACCTTTTGGAAAATGACTTGACCACTCACCACCGTTTCTGTCGGCGCATAGTTCAGCGTAACGCTTGTTGGCCCTACGGATGTGATGTACGTTGCGTTAGGTATTCCAACGCCTTGCACCTGATAGTTGGTAGACAGGCTTGACGTATCAGCAAGACCCGTAATGGTCGCCACGCCATCCACCCATGAGCCTGTGGCGGTTGACGCTTCGGTATAGAACGTGTGTTGGCGTGTCAGTTCTCGCCAATCGGCACGACGGAGCAACTCATACCCGCACGCATTCATTAACGCTAGAAGCTGCACGACATCTTGACTGTTGTTGCCTGCGACCGTGGATGGGGTGGGGATACCGAGTTCTTGCGTACACTCGGTAATCAGTTCAACCATCGTGCTGCCCATGCTATGCCTCCATTACAGGCTCTTTAGGCGGCCTGCCACGCTTCTTGGATTCCGTCGCCATCATCGCCTGCATCTGCGCTTGCAATTCTGCCAGTTGTCGCTTGGTATCTTCTAGCTCTGCGTTACTTTCCACGCGGTTTTTGCGATTCAAGTATTGGCGTGCGCGTTCGCGTAAGCCCACGCCGCCCATGCCGACACGCTGCAACTGCGAGTCAGACGCAAGCGCCAATTGTTCCACCGTCAAAAACTTAAGGATGGTTAACTCTGCGATCTGATCGCGGTTGATGTCATCCGGCGCATCCGTCAACCATTGTGATAGCGGGGTGCCAATCTCTTGTGCAGCGCCTTCGCTTTGCTGCATCTGAAAATAAAGCCACTGACGTGGAAATCGACCTTTGTGATCGTCTCGCACCGGCTGGTCAATCACGTTAGTCTTATCGCCCGGCGCTTGAATTCGCACATAAGGGTTGCCCTTGTTGGGGCCA